GATTTTAATAATGCCTTTAATTCATAACCATAAGATTTAGATTATAATACATTGCCACATGTAGACAGACCTAAAGAGACAAAACACCGTAAGATTAATAGCAAACTCTAATAGAACAATAGTACAACCTGTTATGTAACCAAAGACTTCCCAGATACAGTTATATTAAATGCATCTTAAATTAATCCATTAATCAAAGTTACGGGACAAGACAATTAATACAATTATAATTATGAGTAATGCATGAAGTAATATCATAATGCTGAAATAATTAAATAAAATACTATGGTGTTACCTACAGGAATAAGACACTTACGTATGACATAAGAAGAACAATTAGCTACAGTTGAATTCGCCACCACATCAATACATAATTAAATTTTTGCACTATATGGAAGATGTTTCAAGAGCTAACAACAATTTTGTAAGGACCATCTTTCATCTTATAGAGATATGGTATCTAGGTTCTTCACATGGTTCGAGAAATAATTAAATAGTTAATTAGCAGATCACTTTGACCCGTTATAATGGATTGACTAAAAAGAAGATTTTCCATTTGATAAGAAATAAAAATATCAACGTACTTTATTACAATAATTGAAAGGAAATTTATCAGATTTCTAATTTTCTTATAAATCCATGCTTAAGAGTGGGGAAGAATTTTTGATTCCTACTGACGATCTAGATTTACCTAAGGTTGTGGTTGATAAGAAACCAAGAGATATCAAAGTGCCAGCTCCACAAGGATGTGGACTTTTTACTGCTTTGTAATCTGAATTTTGGGAACCAATCAAACGTATATTGCCTGGTTTCATATAAGGATACTTACCACAAGACTTAAAAGATCTTTTCAAGAGTAATATAGACAAATATGACAGCGTCATAAGTGATGATGGATCATCATTTGAAGCTACATAATTTTATGACTTACAAGAGATTGTAGATAAACCTATTATGTTGATATTATTAAAGTGGTTCAAGTAGTAAAATATAGATAACGCAATTTTTCAAGACTTATGGATAAAGACACCTTTAGATAAATTAGTTGATACTTTATGTCCAGATAAGAATTTAGTTTTCGTTAAAATGCCTAATGATGGTGAAGTTTGGGATGATTTGACTATAAGATGGTGGAATCG